TTTGCAGCGATGCAACTTGGAAGAAGAAGACGAGACGATTACACGGATGGTACAATAAGAATTCCAATCGAGTCAGCGCCTCAGTAATTAGGAGAAAAATTATGGCAATAACATCAGCAGTATGTAACAGTTTTAAAACAGAAGTTTTACAAGCAATACATAACTTTACAGCATCGTCTGGAAATACATTTAAAATAGCTTTATACACAAGTAGTGCTACTTTAAATAAATCAACAACAGCTTATTCATCATCAAACGAAATTTCAAACACATCCGGCTCTGCTTATTCTGCAGGTGGTGCAGCTCTTACAAGTGTAACTCCAGCTTTATCGACTGACACTGCATGTTGTGATTTTGCAGACGTTAGTTTTACTTCTGCTTCATTTACAGCTAATGGTTGTTTAATATATAACGATACAAATAGTGATAAAGCAGTTTGTGCAATTGCATTTGGTGGAGACAAAACTGTATCAAGTGGAACTTTCACAATTCAATTTCCAGCAGCAGACGCATCTAACGCAATTCTTCGGATAGCATAAGGAGGGACTCCTTATGGCATCTATCTGGGGTGGTGATAGTCCTTCAGTAGCCTGGAATGAAAATTCCTGGGCATCTAATACTCTTACAATAACACCAACAGGACAATCCGCTACATCTAGTGTAGGTGAAGTAAGTGCATTTCCTGAACAAGGTTGGGGCAGGCAACAATACGGTAATTCTGGTTGGGGAGTAGAATATTCTGTTTTACCAACTGGTGTGAGTGCAACAACAAGTGTAGGTGCTGTTGAAGCTTCTCAAATTATTACTGCAGAATTAACAGGAGTAAGTGCTGCATCTTCAGTAGGATCATTAACTCTTGATCTAACTACTGTTGTAACACCTACAGGAGTGCAAGCTCAAACAGAACTTGGAAGTTTTGATAATGCTGGTACGTTAGTTGGTTGGGGTAGAAATGGTTGGGGTGAAGAACCTTATGGAGATTCATTTAATAAATTAGAACAATTAGCAGGAGTTAGCGCTACATCTAGTGTTGGTTCTTTAACTTTAAATTTACAATCTGTAATATCTCCAACTGGAGTAAGCGCTACATCTTCAGTAGGTTCTTTAAGTTTGGTTATAGATTGTACTGTTGTTCCAACAGGTGTTAGTGCAACATCTAGTGTAGGAAGTATATCTCCAGCAGATGTTATGGGACTTACTGGAGTAAATGCAACATCTAGTGTAGGAAGTATATCTCCAGCAGATGTTGTGGGTTTAACGGGAATAGGAGCAACTTCTGCTATAGGTGAAGTGGCTATTACATCTTCTCCTATTGTAGTTCCAACTGGAGTAACAGCTACATCTTCAGTGGGTTCTATAACTGTTCCAGCTATGCAAATAGGTTTAACAGGGTTAAGTACAACATCTTCAACAGGATCAATTACACCTGCAGATGTCATGGGTTTAACAGGAGTTCAAGCAACGTCTAGTGTTAATGCTGCAGGATTAATTCTTAAATATTATGGAAGACTTACTCCTAAAACTAGCTCAGGATATACACCTAGATCACCTAAAACTAGCTCAGGATATACACCTAAAACACCTAAAACTAGCTCAGGATATACACCTAGAAACCCAACATAATTATGTTTGACTAAACGATGATTAAACAATATAAATAACAAAAATAAGGAATATAAATAATGGCATCAAGTTATTCTTCAGATCTTAAACTAGAGCTAATGGCAACCGGTGAAAACGCTGGTACATGGGGCACAAAAACAAATAACAATTTAAACCTTGTTCAACAATCTGTTGCAGGTTATCAAGCAATAGATGTAGCAAGTGCTAATGTTACTCTTGCAATGTCTGATGCTACTATTTCAAATGCAAGAAATGCAACTTTAAAATTTACAGGAACATTAGCCGCTAATAGAACAGTAACTTTACCAGATAGTATTGAAAAAGTTTTTAATGTGGTTGATGGAACTAATCACGCAGGATACACGTTAACTTTTAAAACAGCTTCTGGCACAGGTGTATTATTATGTGAAGGTAATTGTTACGTAGTTTATTCTGATGGAACAAATATAGTAAGTGCAAACGAGTACAGAAAATGGAGAACAGTAAGTGCAGCAGAAACAGTGCAAGCTGGAGCAAAATTATTTGTAGATACAAACGGCGGAGCTGTAACAATAACTTTACCTGCATCACCTGCAGAGGGTGATGAAGTACATTTTGTAGATTCAAGATATACGTTTGATTCTAACGCATTGACTGTTGGAAGAAATAGTTCTAAAATAGCAAACGCAACAGCAGACTTAGTAGTTAATACTGAAGGAGCTGGTTTTGGATTAGTTTACTCTGGTTCAAATGTAGGATGGACATACACGGATAAATAATATGGCAAATTACGAAGCAACTAAATATAATTTTAATGGATCAGACCTTACAGGCATTGAGGGTATTCCTACAGCAACTATTGTGCCATGGTCAGATTCATCTGTGCCAACAGGATTTTTAGAATGTGCTGGCGCGGCAGTTTCAAGATCAACTTACTCTGCATTATTTGCAATTATTGGTACAACTTATGGTGCAGGTAATGGTTCAACTACTTTTACTCTTCCAAACCTAGCAGATAACGTAGCGATTGGAAAATCTAATAACAAAGCTTTAGCATCTACTGGTGGAGCAAACACTGTTTCTTCAACTGGAAACGTAGGTGGATCTACAGCAAATGCATCTTTATCAGTAGCTCAACTTGCTAGTCACAATCACAACATGAACGTTGGGGGTAGAGCTATGGGTCAAAACCAACTTGACCAAGACTTACCTGGTCAAGCTCCTGAAAACAAGGAAACAAATTCTACGGGATCTGGGTCGGGACACCAACACAATATGAGTGCAAACTTTAGTGGAGATTCGACTTCAGTACTTCAACCATATTTAACAGTAATTTATATTATTAAAACTTAGGAGAAAAAATGGCATCTAGAGGAACTTGGACAGTAATATTTGACGATAAAATAATTATAAATCAATCAGAACTTGATCCTACGGATGGTCAACCTGTTGGTCATAGAATTGATGACGATGCTTTTTGGAGCAATCCTTCTTATTCAAATTTTTGGGCAGTTCAATATCAAACTTCAAACGTTGAAGATGAAGTAGAATTTAAAGACGGAACTCCTAATGATACTTGGGCCAGCACTGGTTTAGATTTTCAACCATTTATTGATAAATGGAACGCAGCTCATTTAGCATATCGACAACGAGTATGGGATAATGATAACGTTGACGGAGAAACTGAAGCTGAAAAAATTGCTAGATTAGGTGCAAGACCTACTTCATAAAAATTTGTACAGAAATTCTAGGTATGATTGGACTCAAGACAGGGTTTACTTTATGCTCAATTGGAGCCTTAGCGATAACTAAAGAGTTACCCACATAAGGTAAAAAACTAAAACCATTTTCATTAGAAAACATAAACTCACCACCCCAATTTTTATTCCATCTTCTATTTATGTAGTAAGTTGCTCCATATTTCCAATCACCATCATTGTGCCAGTTTATACCCGCACCTTTTTTCATGTAATGAATAGTTGTAGACATATATTTTACATCTTGTAATTTAAAATATACATTGTGTGAAACTAATGTTTTTAATTTGTCAAAAGGTTCATAATTACTTACTTGAACTCTATCTGGAGGATTTATATTAGTTATTAAACTTTCGTTCCAAATTCCTTTAGTAGTTTGTAAATTAATTTTTTTTCGTTCTTTAATAATAGCATTATGAATACCTCTATATGTGTTATAATCTAAAAAATTATGTATACACCAAATTTTTCCTGGAATAGAATAGACCAATTTCATATTATATATTAACAACTATATTTAAAGAAAACCTATTAAAATCTTTTGTAGGAGGTACTGCTTTGTGTTGTATTTTACTTGGAAAAAACAAAGCTTCAGATTCAATAGAATTATAAAAAGTATTTTTATTATTTACACTAAACTCTGTTCCACCATCGTTAGTGTGTAAATTATAAACAATTGAAAAAAACTTATCTAAACTTTCATCAGAATGTAATTCCATTTTACTGCCTGGATGATACCAATTCCAATGTATTCTGTTTATTGATTTAAATTTAAAAAAAATATTTTTTTCTACTATGTCAGATATAAAATATGCAAAACAATTTAAACCACTATTATCTATATATTTAAATGAATTGTTATAAGTTTTTAAAGTAAAACCAGCATCTGGTTTACTAACGTTTATTTGGTTACTATTGTTATCGTACCCAAAACCCCAACCATTAATTTCTGATAACAAACTAATTATTCTTTTATTTGTTTTTGTTGGAGTATTAGTGTTAATTTTTTTAATCACGGTCGCAATAACATCCAAGATGTTAGAATATATTTTTCACCCGATAAGGGTGAATTACCTCTGTGTAAATATGGAAAGCCTGCAGGCCAAATAACTATTCTACCAGTCTTTGGTTTTACTCTTTTTGAAAAATGTAAAAATTCTGTTTCTCCTCCTTCTTCTACATCATTTAAATATA